TACCTGGTGGATCTAAGAATATTGAAGATATTCAAATTGGCGATACTGTTTTAGCTTATGATATTAACGCAACTGGAACACTTACATTCCCGGGTGTGTTAGTAGAAAAAACTGTTACTAAGACATTTATCCATACTTGGGCACAGTCTGGTAGTGTATCCCCATTGATAATTATAAAACATGAACATGGTACACTGACTACAACAACTAATCATGAAATTTTAACACCTAGTAAACAAACTCCGGGATTAGATCAAGGTGCTGAATTAGGTTTTGCGATGGCTAGCATGCTTGAAGTTGGCGATATTATATATACAGCTGACGGAGTAGAATCTAAGATTTTAGAAATAACCGCCGGTGCCCCATATGATCTAGTTTACAACTTTGAAGTATCTGATGTACACACATATATCGCCGATGGCGTTCGTGTACACAATGGTAGTCCACCAACAAAAGGTACATCAACAACTACCTATGCCGGGGGCGGTGGTGGCGGCGGAGCCGGTATAGCCAATGGAGCGGCAGGTGCTGGTGGTGGTGGAGCAAATAACAATGGAGCAGCAGGTTCAGCTGGATCTAATTCAGCAGGTGGCGCTGGAGGTAGTAATGGTGGCGGCACAGGCGGTGGCCTCGGAGCAGCCGGAACAGCAGGTACATCTACTAATGCAGGTGCGGCTGGAGCGGCCGGATATTATATAGTAGGTAACGGCAGTATCACCTGGGTAGCAACAGGAACAACAGCCGGTCAAGTAGGATAATTTAGAGGAAAATAAAATGGCAACACTCAATGTAAAAATAGTAGGCGTAGAAGGCGAATCAGTTTTAGTTAAATACGCTAGTGAAAATAGTGCTAAAGGTATCGACGAATATGATGCTGTGGCATATCAACCTAAGGCTATGGGATATCATAGTTTAGAAGAATTTATCGAAGGTATTAAACCTGGGCTAGCCGCAGATGTTATGATACGTGATAAAAAAGAATCTGCACCAGTGGAATTGGATTTATCCAGTTGGCATGGGCATGAAAGTGCGCATGATGTTGGATTCACAGCAGATTCTGCTGCAAGACCAGATATTCCAGCACAACGAGCAGGTACAGAAGTAGAAATCTAATTAAATAATATAAAGACGGATAAAATATGCCATACATAGTAACCACAACAGCAGGATCAGCATTAGCTACAGTGCCCGATAATACTGTAAATACCACCACTACCAGTTTAGCTTTGGTCGGTAAGAACTATGCTGGCTATGGTGCATTTTTAAATGAAAATTATGTTAAACTATTAGAAAACTTTTCAAACAGTACAGCTCCCAATGCCCCACTTATTGGTCAGCTTTGGTATGATAGTGTTAATAGATTATTAAAAGTCTACACTGGCAGCGATTGGAAACAGATGCATACCAGCGCGGCCAGTTCGACCGCACCCAATAATCCAGTAACTGGCGATCTATGGTGGGACACCACAAACCTACAATTTAAAGTGTGGGGCGGCAGTTTATGGGTAGTTATCGGTCCAGCCAGTACAGCTAGTGCTACTACTGTTGGCGGATCTACATCAGGCGCCATTGTTGATACAATCGTTGATAGTACTACTCTTAGTCATACGGTAATTAAATTTTCTATAGCAAATCAGGTAATTGCTATAATTAGCAAGGATACTTTAGCATATACTCCTGTGCCAACAATCACAGGATTCAGCCAGATTTACCCTGGCTTAAATCTAATCAACAGTTCAGGATTTGTATTTACTGGAAATGCTACTAATGCCTTATCAGTTAATAATGTGTCATCGACATCATTCTTGCGCAGTGATCAGAATGCAACAACTACAGGAACATTGACTATTTCCAATGATACTGGTACCACAATCGGTAATACATCTACTCATACCATCAGCGTGGTCGGTGGTGCTATAGTCCTTAAAAATAACACTGTTTACAGTGATATGAACGTCTATGTTAATAAATCAGGCGTTTCTACACAGGTAGTTAGTTTTGCAGCTAATTCAGCGGCAGTATTGCCGGGTGTTAATAATACTACTGAAATTGGTTCTAACAGCCAAAAATTTGCCAATGTATGGTCAACGTATTTCAGAGGTACTGCTATCACAGCTAGTTATGCTGACTTGGCAGAAATTTATCTAACAGATACTACCTACGATGTAGGTACAGTAGTCAAAATTGGCGGTACGGCAGAAGTTACTGCGGCAACTTATGGTGATCGAGCAATTGGTGTAATATCAGAAAATCCAGCATTTTTAATGAATAACACTGCTGAAGGTCAGCCAGTAGCACTAAAAGGTCGTGTACCAGTTCGAGTACAAGGTACTGTTAACAAAGGCGATAAACTAATACCAGCACAAAATATCTATGGTGCAGCTTCGACGATAGTCGATCAGACTGATACTAACTATTTTGCTATAGCTATAGGCGAAAATCAGCAGGGCACTGGCATTGTAGAGTGCTTAATTTTATAATAAAACTATTAGATAGCATAAATAGTTAAAACGGGACAAAAAATTACCCAACTATAAATGGTTTTGTAACAATGACGCTTGTGGTAGACAACCACTTTACTGTTATAGTATAATAAGAACGCCGTTGATTTATAGTGTTGATTAATCAACTAATACAAAGGGAACATAAGTAACATGGCATATTCATCCGGTGGTTTAATACAAGCCATAGACTATAATTACTTTACTTGGGGTGGCAACACCACAGGTATTTATAGCGGTACCATCAACAATCTAGCATTGGTCTGGGGTACAGGATTTGGTTATAAAGGCATGGGCCAAGATGTCAGCTTAATTAGTGCTGTCAGCGTTACTCCAACAACAACATTAATCACAGCCGCCCAATGGGCTGGTGTAGTTTACACCTTAAATAGAACACTAGGACATCAAAGTGGTGCTGCTGGTCAACTGGCATCAGGCTCTAATATCGGTATCACTGCTGGTGCGACTATCACTTCATTTGCCAACGTAAGTACTGCGATTACATCAATTAATACCAACGCCAATCTATATAATAATACTCAAGGCACAACCACAGTTGGTTCTGTATTTACTAGTGCAATTAGCTTTACTGCTGGTTCGCAGACAGCCAACACATTCCAAGCTACTAGAACGGTAACTTTTGCGGGCGGCGCTGATGCAGTACGATATTTCTTTAATGCTGGCGGCGAATTAAGACTAGTATTCTTAGGTGGGGTCAACACCAACGGTACTGCTAGAACTAATGACTTTATTGAATTATTCTGCGGCAATATTGGTAATGTTATCATGAGAGGCGCATCTAGTCAAGGTATTGCAGGTGGTAGCCGTGGTAATGTTACAGCCAACATAACTACACTAGGATACTGGGGGTTAACAACCAGCAATCAAGTAGTGGCCAATGTCGCATCATCGGGATCGGTCTACACATATAAAACAGATTATGCTAATGTTAATGTTAAATCTAGCGGCGTAGCAGGCGCAAACGGTGATAAAGGAGCGACTGTCACATTTAATTTCTTCGGTAACAGTACAGCAGCTCAAACCAATTCAAACTTCAACGACAACGTTAATGGTACTATTCTTCACCGTGTTGATATCGTTGCACCAGAAACTACATACTTGGCCAATACCTGGGGTGTGATTGGCGTAACGTAATCTAATCTAATAGATTATCGAAAGCACTCGCAGGAGTGCTTTTTTTTTTTGGGTAAATTTTAGGCCGATAAATAGTTGCATGAGCGACTTAGAACAAATTACCAATCAAATACGTTTAGCTACCGATTATCAGATTAATAAACGAATCCTACGAGAAAAAATTCAAACCGATCTACATGTACCTTATAACGGTGGATTGTTTAAGATATCTACTGAACTAATTGCCTTTCTCAGTACTTGGCCCGATGATGAATTATTCTTAGAAGATACCTATCAAAATCCTGTTAAGATTAATCGTAAGGATTTCCTCGCTTTATGTCAACAACACTATCAAATGGTTATGAATTCCTGGCACTGCCAACATGAAGAAATCCGACGTGCCCGCAAAGTCTAAAGGTGTTGTACTATTTGCGTTTAACACTAATATTGACTATGTTCAGATAGCTATTCGTGCCGCACGACTCATACAGCATACATTAAAATTACCCGTAACATTAATCACAGATCGAGCTGTACAATCTCGATATTTGGATCAAGTCATTGTTGTTCCTAATCTAATAGAAAATAATCTACGAGGAAATCTTTGGCGTAACTGTGATAGATACCGTGCTTATGAATTAAGCCCATACAATACCACACTATTAATAGACGCTGACTATCTTATGTTAGATCAATCTTTATTGAAATTGTTTGATCAAGATTTTGACTATCGTATAATGTCTTACAATCAAAATTTTGAAGGTGATTGGGCGGAACCAATGGGTACCGTCGGACTTATATATCAATGGGCTACAGCTATATTGTTTAACAAGACGCCTAAAAGCAAAATGCTATTTGATTTGGTAGCAAGGATACAGAAAAATTATTCTTATTATGCCAAACTTTATCATACAAAGAACATGGGATTTAGGAACGACTATGCTTTTACCATGGCTAATAATATATTGAATGGGTATACGCAAGAGCTGGATCAGGGAATACCTTGGAAAATGTTATCTATACAACAGGTGCTTAAATCAATCACCATTGATAATAATTTAATCACAGTAAAGACCAAGGACAAGGCATATTTGCTAGCTCAACAGAACATACACATATTAGATAAAAATTATTTACTAACAGACGATTTTAATAAATTTGTAGACACTGTATGCAAAGAATAACCGAACATCAAGCACAACAAGGATTTATGACCATAGCACAGAACACAGTTGATGTGGACTATCTACGGTTAGCATACCTACAGGCCATGAGCATTAAATTAACCATGCCTGGTAGTTTGTATGCTGTAGCAGTTGATGAAGAGACTGAAAAACTAATCACGGATAAACATAGAAAAGTTTTTGATTATGTCGTAAAAATAGAAGAAGATCATGCTAAAAATGATAGCTGGAAGATGCGTAACGAATGGCAATTATTTTATATCACGCCTTTTAAAGAAACTATCAAATTAGAAAGTGATTTGATTATTACACGCAGTATAGCACATTGGTGGAACAGTTTTAGATTGCGGGATTTAGTATTGAGTACCGGCTGCAGAGATTATTTGCAAAATACAAGTTCATCGAGAGTCTACAGGAAAGTATTTGATGATAATATGTTGCCTGATGTTTACAATGGACTGATGTATTTTCGTTATGCTGTTACTTCGGCTGAATTTTTTAGACTGGCAGAAAAAATCTTTATTAATTGGGAATACATCAGAGATAATCTGCTTAAAAATTGCAGAGATGAATACCCAACAACAGATTTAGTATATGCATTGACATCTCAGATTATTGGTGAAGAAATAACCACTTTACCTAAAATGGATTTTATTAATTTCGTACATATGAAAGCTGCTATAAACGGATTTACTCAGCGATCGCCTTGGCAAGAAATGGTTTTTTGCGAAACTGAAGCGCCGATGGTAAGGATTAACAATACTAACCAATATCACCCATTACACTATCATGAAAAAAATTGGGTGACAGATGATCTATTAGGAGAATATGAATATGAGTTGGGAAGAAGAATTTAACGCGGCCATGGCTAGTTTCCCACAGATTGTGGAAGAGCCTGTCGAGTATCGAATGCACTACGACGAAACTGGCACCATCATCATGCTGAGTCATCAGAACCATCCCGACCATGACCTTTATTTGGTTGTAACTAAAGATGAATATAGTGATTATCAACATTATAGCATTGATATTAAAAATAAAAAACTCAAAAAGGTTGTCCATAATCAGGGAATTCGTGTACAATTAAAGAAAAGTGATCATGGTTATACTGTGGTCGAACATCATGCAGGTTTATTAATTGAACCAGGCGAAACATACGGTAATGTAGAATATTATGAGTCAAATAATTGATATAGCAGATTTAGATTGCATCTATCTCAGCTATGATGAACCTAAGAAAGAAGAAACTTGGATTAAAATTCAAAATTTAGTACCATGGGCCCAGCGTGTTGATGGGGTTAAAGGCAGTGATGCTGCACACAAAGCGGCCGCTGATGCCAGCTCAACAGATCGATTTGTACTTATCGATGGTGATAATATCCCAGATCCAGAGTTCTTCAATCTACAACTGACATTAGACGACACAAATAACAACGGTGTGTTCCGTTGGAAGGCACGCAATCATA